TTGAAGTCGGCACCAGTTCAAGTTCCGTAGAACGTATACCATTCAGAGACAGTTCAATGGCTATGGATACGGCTGTTTCTCTCTTCACGGGTGACAAGGATATAGAATTTACGGGTGGTTTTGATGACCAGGATAGGATCTATCTTCAGCAAACGCAGGCTTTACCTCTTACGGTTCTGGCCTTATTTCCGCGATTAAATACATTTGACATATAGGTGAGAAATGGCACTTGGCCCATTTGAAATAATATCTCTGGGAATGAACCTCATTGGAGGTCTGCAAGAGAAAGCAGCTGCTGACAGTGCAGCTAAAGCAGCCAGAGAAGTTGGTGAGTTTAATGCTGAAATCATAGAGCGAAATGTTGATCTTCTAGGAAAACAGTCCGATCTTATTAATCAGAACCTGGCTATGGAGAAACAACGCGGTAAATCCGCATTTGAAGCCATACAAGGAGAGGTAAGAGCAAATACGGCATATGCTGGCATAGATATGTCTAGTGGCACCACGCAGATGAATTTAGAGCAGAATGCCAGGGAATTTGAGTACGAGCAGAAGGTTATGGATTATAACAATGCCATTACGCAAATGCAGATAGCCGATGCCCAGGAGGATAGTCGATTGCAGGCAGAACTATCACGGATGGAAGGTGGGGCACAAGCAGCCTCTCTCCAGGCACAAGGCACCGCTTCTCTTATTAAATCTTTTGGTGATACCGCCAAGATGGCAGATCAGATGGGAGTATTTGCATGAGAATACCAGTTTACAGATCGCGTATTCAAGCAACCAATGAGGCTCCTGGTCGTGCATTCCAGACCCGAAAGAGAGCGCAGCCATTTGTCCAGGCGGCATTGGATAAGGGTAAAGTCGGTCAGGCATTAACAAGCAGTATTGGTGATTATGCCCTCTATCGCTACAATATGTCAGAGCAACTTAAACTCGATGAGGCATCTGTAAAAGTTCAAGATGAGTTAAGAAACCTTGCGTTTGATCTTTCACAGAAAGAACAAGTCAATGCTCTTGACGAGGATGGTCTTTGGTATTCGGAATCAAAGAAAATAAAAGATCGTGCGTTAGCAGAGTTAGGTAAAAACAAAAATACTTTGCAAAAGTTTAATGCAACCTATTTGATGTCTGAAAGTAACAATAGATTTGGCTTACGGAATGATCTTCAAAGCATTAAGAGAACAAAAATTGCAGAAACGGAGACTAAAGAAAAAGAATTAATTGTAAGTGACTTAATTGATAACGATACAAGTCTTCCTTCTGGAACAGAGAAAATACAAGAATACAATAATGTTCTTGGAGCATTTGCGTACAAACAAGGTCAGAAAATAACTAAGCTAGGCTATGATCCTACAGTTGTTGAAGATGAATTTCGCCTTATGCAAAAAGATATAGCGAATGGTGTTCTTAATGTTTCCGTTAATAATGACCCAAGAATAGCGGCTAATATTATAAGTTCTAAAGATGACATCCTTGAAAAAAGGCGAATTGATTTAGCGATTAGAAATTTAGACGGGGCAGAAATGCCAGAAGAGTTAAGAATCGATAAAGCAATTAATGATGTAAGGCTCAGAAATTTATCAACCTTGACGGGAATAAACACGGATTACTTAGTGCATACGTTAAGTAATATTGACGAAGTAGACCTCATAGAAATAACTAATGCAGCCTTTGATGACGCAATTAATGCCGTAAAAAGAGAAAATGAATACGAAAAATTTGCAGAGGATACAGCGGCAGAAAACCAACAAACAGCACTAGAGTTTTACACCGCCATAAGCCTTCAAGGAACAGAAGCTACTTTTAATATTACCGACTTTACATCCCGTATTCCAAGCACAAAAGCATTCAATCGGCATGAAACACTTGTCCAAAATGCCTTTGATGGTCGGAGCGAGATAGATGCGATAACCGCCCAGGAATTGCTTAAACAAATCATAATAGAAAATGGTGTTAGTGATCAGATGGCGAAAGTTATTGAGGATCGATCTTTGGTCAGCACTCCAGATAAAAATATAGCTGGAGCGCACCTTGATGCCGATGATCCGCTTGCAATAGAAAATTATAAGACATATCTCGCTTTGGTAGACAATGGCGGTATTACCAAAATGGATCTTATGAGCAAATCAAGTGAACTTACTGGCAGTCACTTTGAAAAACTGCTTACAAGATTTGAAAGTGTGCAAAATGAGACTTTCACAACCATAAATAGAAATATGCGGTTTTTGTTTGATCAAGCCGAAGATGGCGCACCACCTGGAGCAATGGCACCAGAAAAGTTTAATGGTTACAATTCCGTTATGGAAGGTATTACGGATTTTCAATTAAAGAATCCAAATCATACACCAGATCAACTTATTGAGGAGGCTTCAAGATTGGTAAAGTCTTTCGGGCAGTCGTTACTTGGTGATGCGGAAATTCAAATTACAGAGGCAATAGAGCGGTCATTAAAAAGTACCGCATTTGGTACAATACCAGACCCCGTATTTCAAAATAACAAACTTATCAATGAAAAAGAAATATTAGATGCTATGGCACAGCGAATTGCAGATGCTCCCGAAAGTTTGTTATCCAAAGCACAGCAACAGCAGGCAGATGTTCTGCATCAAATAAATTTTCTCAATAAATTAAGAAGAAATGTCGAATGACCATTTACGATGAACCACGGCTAAAGGAATTAGCAGCAAACCAATTTCTACGCGAAAAAGATGTAGACGAAACACATGAGGACGAGTCTACCTTTAATACATTTGTAGAGGCTTTGGGTCGTGTTAGCAGAAGTGTTGCTGAAACGGTTAATCCCATGAGTTTGATGACAAAAGCTATTGTACAACCTGAGAAGGCTGTTGATACAATAACAACGGGTGCAAGGTTTGCCGCTAATACAGCTATTAATTCCTTTGAAGACGTAATGAAAGTTACCGCTGATATGGAGGATGGCTTACGACAAATGGGTGTTAATGTGCCAGCCTTTAGCCTGGACGAAATGCGTTTTAAATCTTCTGATGAGATGCTTACGGAAAGGCGGCTAAATGCCTATGCCACGGGTGATGCAACATCTGATATGAACATGGGTCGCATTGGAAATCGAACAGAAATAGAAAAAATGCTTGAGCCAATAGCAAGTTTTTTCTTAACCAGTTGGCTAGGTGGCGGCATTACTAAAGCAAAAGGCATCCTGACGGGAGCCGCTACAATAGATTTACAAGAAGGCAATCTTTCCAATGTATTAGCAGATTTCGGAATACTGCCAGAATTAGCTGAGTATCTAGGAAGTAGGCCTGAGAATGCAGAAGTGGGTTACGAAAGGTTATTTCTACGAACAAAAAACCTTGTTGAAGAAGGTGTCCTTAGTGCAGCCTTTCTTGCACTTCCCTTGGCATTTCAGTCATTAAAAAATAGTGGTGTTCAGTTTACCCTGGGAACAACGGCTCTTACTGCTATTCCAGAAGAGGCCGAGGCTGGTATTGGCGGCTCAGTAGGTGAGTTGGTTGAGGCAGGCTTACGAAGGATTAAAGGCGGTCAGTCAAAGGGTCAGTATGTCGGTGCGCCCGTAGGAATTGATAGTCCACAGAAATTAGCAGCATTGAGAAGAAAAGTATTTAATATTGCCAAGGGCGGTGAGATTGGAAGGTTCTGGTATGAGCGAAGCGGTCAACAAATACTAGATGCCGTTGGCGGTGACATTGATGAGGCCGATAAACTTATCCAGGCGATTGCGGTAACCTCTCCAGGAACCCCAGTTAAGAGTAATTTAGATTATGCAATACAAGCCTACAATCAATGGAAGGCAGGGGAGACAATTAAGACGGGTCGTTTCCCAACTGCGATGAGCAAAAAATTAGAGGAAATATTCTCTGGCAAAGATTGGGATGGGAGAAAGACAGACGATTTCTATAATAATCTAATGATCCATATCGATCCAGAGAGAGCAGGCCCAGTTACGGGTGATATATGGATGTTACGATCTTTTGGCTTTATTAAACCTAATGAAATGCCAACAGAACAACAATACGCATTTATTACTAGAGAAACCCAAAGAATGGCAAAGGCTTTAGATTGGGAACCCCATCAGGTGCAGGCGGCTATGTGGGTTAATATGAAAGCCAAATCAGAAAACCCAGAACTTAAAAAGCTAGTAGAAAAAATCTCCGAAAAGAAGGGATGGATAACTTATAAAACTAACGAAAAAGGTAGAAAGCAGCGCGTAGTTCTTAACAAAGAAAAGCATATGGAGAATTGGTTTAACCAGGCTCTCAAATACGAACCTACAGACGCAGATTTTGAACGGGCCAAGTTTGACTATGCTGATGCAATTAGAGCCAACATGGCGCAGATTTCATGGGAAAGTAAGCCTAGTTTTACTAGCAACCATATGCCAGAAATATTTGAAGCCCCTTTTGAGCAGCAGGCAGAATTTCATACGGCAGTATCGAAAGGGTTTCTTGACGAAGAAGGTAATGATCTGCTTGCTAAGAAAATTGGGATTATGTCACCAGGTGACTTCGAGGCTCCTGGATACTTTGAGGGTGTTGTTAGTCCTGGCACACAGACAGAAGTTGTTGTGCCAAGAAAATACACAAGTAAAGGGTATGGGCAAGTTGAGCCAGCTGCACTTGATCTTATGAGTCAATACGCAGCAGTTCGTGGAGTTCTATTAAAACAAGATGGTGTAGGGTATCACAGACCATTTTATGATCCTAAGAAAGCGGATGCCAATGGTTTTGAAATACGGATTGGCAGGCCTTTAACACCAGAGGAAACCACAGAATTAGGTAAGATTTTAGAAGAACTATCAGGGCATCTTGAGTATAATCCCATTGGTAGGACTGATGGCGGTAGAATTATTAACTTTGACCATGCAAGAAAATTAGAGGATGGAACCCCTGCTCAAAAAGATACCTGGGTTCCAAAAGAACTTCTCCGAACAAATAAAGAGTTTATTTCCCTGGTAGAAACTGCTATAGAAAGGCTGGATCTTGGCGATACGGGTGTCGAGATTAAGTATTTCAATAGCCAGAACGGGTATTCGGCTAATAATTGGAAGGAGAGTGTAAATGGCGAAGATCATCTCAAAGAGTTGGGTGGAGAAGGACGATCCGATGTTTACGGGAAAGTTTACTCTATCATCGAAGAGTTCCAACCAATCATCGATGACATCGAAGCCGACTTTGCAGAACGATACGGCTGGTCAAGAAACCTCGAACTCAATGCAAAGTACAGAACAAAAACTGAATAAATAAGTTTACGAATTAACTAAAACACAGTATAAATTAATTAAGATGGGCAGCTTTGACTGCCCTTTTTTTATGGATATATGGCACTACCAAAAGACCCTGGCAAAATAGCTGAGAGTAACATTCGTTCTCAGAACAACCTGGCACAAGGCACACCGACTGAGTTCGCTCGAAACCCAAATAGTGACTTCGTACAAGTTGCTGGTCTTGGAAAGGGTCTTTTTGATATACTTACGGGAGTAACAAAAGGTGGAGTAGATGCCACAACTTCAAAACCTTTTGCTGAGCTTCTTACAAATATAAACAAAGGTAATGTAAGTGAGGCCATAGGTAAGAATATAGCCCAGCCCTCTAAAGTTCCTACTACGCAAGAAACGGGGCTTGTTCCAGATCAAGGCACCTACTCTGAAATTGACACAAAAAAACTTCTTGGAAAGGCTTTGTTGTCTGAAAGCGGTTACAAAGAATTTGAAGAGCAAGGCTTCCAGGCATTGAATGTAAGACAAAGGCAAGAGCAGTTAGATGCTGAACAAGCACTTGGAATTCAGCAACAAATGACTGATGACGAGCAGTTAATGAAAGGCATGACCACAACTGCCAAAAAACAGCTAAAAGAAATCGAGGAAGGCAAGGAAACAAAACTTGGTTTTGGTAGTGAAGAACGCACTCAGAGTTTGCTTGAGAAAATGAAAGAGAGTGCCAAAAGTTTAGACGAAGGTGGAGATTTTAATTTTAAAAACATAGACGGCCCTGACGATATTCAAAAGGCTATATCGGCTACTGCGGAAGTATTTAGTGACGAACAGAGTGTATTTAAAAGAGAGTTGCGAACTCAAAACCAGACAATGGATGATGCGGCTGGAATACTTGCAGATGAGAATGGAATTACCAGACGGGTTTTAATGCGAAAGCAAGGGGAAACTTTTAATGCTGAAATGATGGTTGCTGCCAGGCAACTCCTTAGAAACTCAGCTAAAAAACTTGCAGAGATGGCGCAACAAATTGAAAATGGTCAGGCAACAGACATTGAAAAACTAGCATTTCGCAGACAGATGGCAGTTCACGCAGCTATTCAAATGCAAGTTAAGGGAGCGCAAACGGAGATCGCTAGAGCCTTAAATAGTTTTAATATTAAGGTTGGTGCTGATTTAGACCCAGAACGAGCAGGCGAATTGGCAAAATTAGCTATGAGTGGTCAAGATGGTGAAGTAACAGAGCATCTTGCGACAAGGCTTTTAGATACTTATAGAACCAAAGGTGTTACGGGTGTTAATGGACTTACAGAAAAAGGGTATGCCGCAAAAACAAAAGAAATAGTTCACGAACTATGGCTGACAAGTATTTTAAGTAGTCCAGCTACACAATTTAAAAACATTTTGGGAAATGCAATATATATGGGTTATCAGCTTCCATCGGAACTGATTGCTGGTATGTATGGTGCATCAAGACGCAAAATGTTTCCCTTTAGTGAGTTTGCATTAAAAGAAGACCAAGTTTATATGCAAGATGCCTTGATAAGAGCGCATGGATGGAACACCACCTATAGAGATGCAAAGGCAGCTTTTAAGTATGCCTATATAAATGAAATGCCTGCACGGGCGCAAAAACTTGATGTAGAGAATACCTCTGCCCTTCAAGTTCCTGATCATGTTCCTTGGGCCAAAAGTATTAATTTAATTGGAGGAGTAATTAGGACTCCATTTCGTTTGCTGCTTGGAATGGATGAGTTTTTTAAAACTATTTCGACACGAGGTGAACTTCAGGTAAAAGCGCATCAAAGGTTTCAACACGCACTACGAATGGGTAAGACGGAGGAGGAAGCAGCTGACGCGGCTGGCATGGTCTTTCTTGATCCAAAGGCATTTGCAGCAGACTTAGAGGCAAAGGCTCTCCATGACACCATGCAAGAAAGTTTAGGAACTCCTGGCAAACTCGTTCGCGGTTTTCAAAATACCTTGATTGGTCGATTTATTTTGCCTTTCTCAACGGCACCTACAAACTCATTAAAGAATTCAGCCTTAAATACACCAATTGTACAATTTCTAGTGCCAGGGTTTAAAAATGATTTGATGGGTCGCAATGGCCCAGGAAAACATAGTTTGGCAATGGGCAAATTAGCATACAGCGCAATGACTGCCTCTGCCATTTCCTATGCCACTACTAAAGGGCGCATGACGGGTGCAATGCCAAGAAAACAAAAGGACAGAGATGCCCTGCCCCCAGGTTGGCAGCCTTATAGTTTTGTAATTAAGCGCGAAGGTTTCCCACCAGGAAAGCCTCTTTATGACCCCTACACGGGCAAACCTAATGGGCCATTGTTGTATGTAAGTTATGCTGGTTATGAACCAGTAGGCGGTATATTGGGTGTTATAGCAGACACTACAGCTAGAATTGTTGAAGACCATGATAATTATCAAAATCAAGCTCATGGAATAATGCAGGCATCAATTTCGGCAGCGGCAGCTGTGGGGCAATACTATAGCAGCCTTCCCATGCTTCAAGGAATGAGCGATATCGTAGACTTTGTAGACGCGTTAATGAACGAAGACACTGCCAATGAGTTAGATGATTTAGTTAGAGGCCCAGCGGAAAACTTTCCATTTATATGGAGTTCAATGCAAAGGTCAGTATCAAGAGCCTTTGACCCAGGAGTTTATGATGTCAAAACAGACTCAGAATTTTTTACCATAAATGATATTGAAAAATTAATAGACCGCCCAGATGGAAGCCAAGGATACCGCTTTCAGTTGCCAGATGGATCGCCAAATTATGCAATGGTAGGGCAGCTTAAAGCTAGTGAACATTTGGAATTTTTAATCAACTTTGGAGATTACGCATTTAATAATGCTACAAAGATTAACCTTCAGCCATCAGGGCTTATTAGTCGGGAAGGTAGAACAGAAGAACGATACGACACTTTAGGTCAAAAATTGGGTTCCGATAATACAAGTCTTGCAACCAATCCTATTGCGACAACCTTATCTACTATTACGGGAATAAAAATAAAATACGGAGAAGAACCTACAGTAGTACAAGAAGAACTAATGCGCCTTACTGCAATGCTCCCAAGTGAAGGCTGGCCTCTCTCTAACCCAAAAGGGAAAGGATCAATGACTTTTGAGAGAGCAGTTCGCAATCAATGGGTAGGTCTAGCCAAAGGTGAAGAGCCAATAATTGACGCATCAGGTGAAGATTTGCGAGTAAAGATTAATTTTAATAATGGTTTCGTTACGTTTCAGCAGGCCTTAGAGCAGATGATAGATCCAGTAAACAAAGGAACTTTTTTAGGACAGCAATACCATAGATTAAGCGACAGCAAACGACATGATTTAATAGTGATGATCGACAAGCAATACAAAGATGCCGCTTTTAAAAAACTCCTTACCCTACCTGGTTACGAAAACCTTGCCGCTGTTTTTGCTGACAAGGAAATTCTAAAGCAGGCCAATGCCAGAGGTCAAAGTGGTTCATTAGGCAGATTTCAAGTTCAACAATAGGAAATAGAAAATGACAGTTTCTAGCGCAACAAACAGAGCATCGTATACGACAAGCAATGCCACCACTCATAGTTTTGCCTATGGATTCAAAATATTTGCAGACGCGGATCTGACAGTCATAGTACGATCTACTACGGGCGCAGAAACGACAAAGACTCTAAATACGCACTATGTGGTTACGGGTGCAGGATCAGCTTCTGGCGGTACTGTTTTATTCAAATACAATACTGGAACTTCTTCAGACGATCACTACTCTGCAACGGACTATCGGCCTGCAAGTGGAGAAACAGTTATTCTTCTCAGAGAACAACCTCTCACCCAAGGGCTGGATCTTGTTGCAAACGATCCCTTCCCTGCTGCTTCCTTTGAAGACGCATTAGATAAGTTGACCTTTATGATCCACTCACATGATGAAGAGATTGGTCGTACAATTAAGCTCTCAAAAACAAATACGATGACCTCTACGGAGTTCACCAACTCAGCGACAGATAGAGCCTCTAAGATCCTTGCTTTTGATAGCAGTGGTGAAATATCTGTTACCCAGGAACTAGGCACCTATAAAGGAACTAGCGCAACAACAACTACTGCCGCTTTTGTTCAAAGAGATATTGTAAAAGGGTCCACAACTGCTCAACTCAATAATATCTACATCTGCGTTGCTGACTCAGCAGTTGGTGACACGCTAACAGATACAGACCACTTTGCACTTTTAGTTGATGCAGTTTCTGCGGCTACATCTGCTACAAACGCAGCATCATCTGCTACGGCTGCTGCTTCGAGTGCAAGTACGGCAACCGCCCAAGCTACCATATCAACTAATAAGGCAGCAGACGCAGGCAAATACGCGGTCACGGCTGAAGATAGTCAGTTCACCTTGTCTGACGGATCAACTACTGGATATTCATCCCTTCATTACGCGGCTAAAGCAGCGGCTAGTGCTACTGCGGCTGCATCAAGTGCATCGAGTGCTGCAACGGCCCTAGACAACTTTGACGATATTTTTCTTGGAGCAAAGTCTAGTGATCCATCAGTGGATAATGATGGGGATGCGCTAACGGCAGGCGATTTGGTGTTCAATACAACTTCAAATGTATTGAAAGTTTATAACGGATCTTCCTGGCAGACCATTGAAAGTTATACAACTGGAATATCAAATGGAAACATCCCAGTATTCACAAGTGGTGTAGCAGATGATGATTTCTTACGAGTTAATGGAACCTCAATAGAAGGCAGATCAGCTTCAGAAGTATTGTCAGATATTGGAGCACAAGCCGCATTAACATTTGGCATAGGAAATACCAATGTTCCTAAGTTCACAAGTGGTGTTGCAGACAATGATTTTTTAAGAATTGACGGAACTAATGTTGAAGGGCGGTCTGCATCTGAGGTTGCTTCTGATATTGGAGCAGCGACACAAGGGTTCGCAATAGCAATGGCAATTTGCCTATAATTAAGGAGAAAAAAAATGGCTCAAGATTTTCGTAATTCATTGCAAGATGATTTGCCTACATCTCACAATGATACCAATAGTCTATTATGGACTGGCGGTGATTATGATGCAGTGGTTGGTTGTCGATTTGCAAATATTACAACTTCACCAGTAACTATAGATGTCTATATTAGGAATAGTTCAACAGATTATTATTTACTGAAAAATGGACCTTTGCCAGCAGGGTCATCATTTGAACTAATTGCAGAAGGTAGCAAGATTGTTTTGAAAAGTGGTGATGTCCTTTATGCGATAGCTTCTGCTGGAAGTTCAGTAGATGTTGTTACATCTGTTGTAGATACAATAAGTGCATAGGTGAAAATATGAGTGGATATATAGGTCAAAATGGAGAACAGACTTCTTTTGAAGCGGTAATCCAACAAAGTGAAAATACAATACAACAGTCGGTTGAAATAGAGGCAACTAATAATGCAGTCAATGCAGGGCCAATTACAATCGGAGCTAGTGCTACCGTAGTTGTCTCAGGCGTATGGGTGATAGTATGAGTAAGTTACAAGTTGAAACGATTTCTCATACAAATAATACTAGTGGATTAACTATTGATAGTTCTGGAAATGTGACTGCACCAGTAAGCATTGGTAGTGCAGGAAGTATAATTCAAACAGTAAGCTCTACTTCTAGTACCGCAGTAACAGTAACCTCCGCAACCACTTGGACTAATGTAAACCCAACCATAGATATTACTCCTAAGTTTGCTAGTAGTAAGATATTAATAATCCATTCTGCGTCAATGATGTCTTACGCTCAAGGTGGTGATATTCAAATGCGGCTTATTCGTGGCAGTTCTTCAATAGCTCACTTTGGACGGTTGTATACTGACCTTCCAAACTCTGATTGGCATAGTTGGGCTATGACTTGGCCTTATGTAGATAGTCCAAATTCCACGAGTTCAGTTGGCTATCAGTGCCAAATTTATTTACAGAGTACCAATGGTGAATTGAGACATAATGCAACTGTATCTAATACAGTAACTGCCGCCATGATTGCTATGGAGATAAAACAATGACAGATGTAATCACATCTCTAAGAGAGCTAGGTATAAAAGAATGGGTTCTTAGAGGAGAAGGAGAGCCAACAACAGAAGCTGAATTTAATGCTATGTTCCGTAAAGTCATTGGGAAAACTTCTAATGATACTGCAATAGAAAGTGATAAGACTTCAGACTTTGGTGTGACTTGGAAGCAAGTTAGTGACAAGATGAAAGTCTTAAAAGATGCAGAGCCAATGAGACTCCTCAGATTAGAACGCGATAGGCTTATAGCAGAAACAGATTGGTGGGCAAGTTCAGACCTTTCTTCTAGTTT